GAACAACAGATAAACACCTCAACAGACCGAAGGCCTCAACACCTCAACAATTCAACAACCCAACAATTACAAGACATGCCAACTGGATATATACATGGCAGCAACCTGCTCATCTTCGTCGGAGGGAAAGCCATCGGGCACTGTTCGACGTGCGAGATCACGCACAACACAGAATCGAAAGAACGGGCCGTCAAGCCGCCCGCCAAGCAAGCCGGTGGTAACACGGGTAAGTGGACGGAGAAATCGGTGACAAAGCTCAGCGAGTCGCTCAGCGCCGAAGGCTTCTGCTTCTACGACGAGACAGAATGCGGCTACAACGAGCTGCTGGCCCTCTGGCAGAAGGCCGAGCCGGTGGAGGTAAAGTACAACCACCGCGGAGAGGACAGCACGCGTTATCGCGGCGGCAAGTACGTCATCACAAACCTCTCGCAGACACGTCCGGCCGACGACGACGCCTCCTACAAGGTATCCCTCGAATCGACGGGCGAGATCAAGAGTTACCCCGCCTAAGCGCGGATGTTCAAACAGTGATTAAACAGTAATTAAACGACATATGAATACCATTCGAATAGCGGGCAAAGACTACCCGTGCAGGATGACGATGGGCGCCATACTGCGTTTCAAGCAGCAAATGGGGTATGAGGTGACAGCCGTGAAGGAAGAGTCGTTCGCAGACAACCTCACGCTGCTCTGGTGCTGCGTGGCCTCGGCCTGCGCGCGAGAAAAGATACCCTTCGACCTGTCGCCTATGGAGATGGCCGACGCCATCACGCTGGAGGACTTCGGGGCATGGAAGGACGCCAACTTCGAGGCCGTGCAGGCTGACGCTTCCCCGGCAACCGACACGAAAAAAAAGGCCTGACCATTGAGGAGCTCTTGGGGCTGGCGATGGGCCGCGTGGGGATGAGCCGCGAGGACTTCCTTCAGCTTACCCCCGAGGAGTTCGAGGCGGTCTTGGCGCAGTATGCCCGGCTGCGAGAGGAGCAGATGCATACCGGCTGGGAGCAGGCGCGGATGATCGCCTTTGCAGCCGTAGCGCCGCACACCTCGCGCCTTCGCGGGCCGGAGGATCTGGTGCGCTTCCCGTGGGAGGAAGAGACAGAGGAACGCCTCAAGGCGCCAAAGATGACGATCGAAGAGCGGCGGAAGCTGATAGACCAGCTGGCCGCGGCATGGGGACAGGGTATGGATGATTAAGCAGAGGTATGGCAGACAACACGGTAGAATATAAGATCAAGCTCAAGGGCGAAGGGGCGGACTCGGTCGATAAGCTCAAGCACTTGGTGGAAGGGCTGGGCGGATCCATCGAACAAGCCAAGAATAGCTCTGAGGGGCTAAAGACGAGCCTGCTCAACTTCAACCAAGCTGTTGGGGCGATTCAAAACGTAGCTGCGGCCTTCAGTCAGGTCTCGAGCGCCGTCAGCGGCATGACGCAGTTCTACGCCGCACAGGTGGAGGCAGAGACGAAGCTGCAAACCGTGATGCGCAACACGATGGACGCCACCGACGACGAGGTGCAGTCCATCAAAGACCTCTGCTCGGCCCAGCAAGAGCTGGGTGTAATTGGCGATGAGGTGCAGCTGGCCGGCGTGCAGGAGCTGGCTACCTACGCCTCGAAGAAGTCGTCGCTCGAGACGCTCATCCCGGTGATGAACGACATGATCGCCCAGCAGTACGGCTTCAATGCTACGCAGGAGTCGGCCGTGAACATCGCCACAATGATGGGTAAGGTGTTCGCCGGGCAGACATCCGCGCTGAGTCGCTACGGCTACACCTTCAGCGAGGCGCAAGAGCAGATCCTAAAGTTCGGCACCGAGGAGGAGAAGGCGGCGACGCTGGCCGAGGGCGTCTGCGGACGCCGGCGAAGTTTGGCCGGGTACCCGGCAGCAGCTTCCCTGCCTCGGCAGAGGCCGGCGTGAATGCCGAACTGGCCAAGACGGACTCCGGCCGCATGGTGCAGCTGAACAATACCATCGGCGACATGAAGGAGCAAGTGGGACAGCTGCTCCTCCCCTTCGAGTCGTTCCTCACACAGGCCGCAGAGATGGGTATGGCTGCCAGCGGCATCATCCAGCTGGCCCAAGCGATCAATGCGACCGGCATCGCCACCAAGGCATGGACGGCGGCGCAATGGTTGCTCAATGCGGCACTCGATGCCAACCCGATCGGCATCGTCGTCATGGCGCTGGGTGCACTGGTCGGTGCACTGATCTATGCCTACAATCATTCGGAGGACTTTCGGCGCATTGTAAACCTGCTGTGGGAGGCCTTCAAGGACTTCACCATGCTGCTATCGGGCATCGTCCGGAAGTGGTTGGAGAAGGTCATCACCCAATTCCGTGAGGCGTCGCAGGCGGTGATGCAGTTCTCCCGATGGCTGGCCTCCACGGAGGTGTTTCAAGCTGTTGCGAAGTGGGCTAAGTGGATCTACGAGCTGGTCATTAAGTCCATCGAGAAGGCCATCGGCGCCATCCGTACGCTGATCGACACGTTCCGCCGCCTGTTCAACCTCCCCAGCTGGGGGCACAGTGTGGCCGATGATCTGAAGGGGCCGCTGGCGGCGATCGACGCACTGAACCAGAAGATGCGTGATGCGGCCGATGCCAAGCGGGCGCTGATAGGTGGCGGTGGCGGAGGAGTCATGCCCTCTGGCGGATCGGGCAAAGGCGGCGGCAAGAGCGATAAAGACGGCAAGAAAGAGTACAACCCGGAGACACTCGGCTGGTACAAACAGCAGATCGCCGAGCTGCAAGAGAAGCAACAGGCTGCTGACGAACAGCACGCCATGCAGCTTCAGAAGCAGATCAGTCTGCTCAAGACGCAGCTGGCGATGCGCGAGGCTCTGATCGAGTCCGAGAACAAGCCGCTGAAACGCACCGGGCCGATGCCGTGGGAGAAGCAGCGGATCCTCAAAGATGGCAGCAAGGACGGCCCGACACTGAACCTTCCCCTCAAGTTCGACCCCGGTGAGCTCAAGCGCGTGTCGCGAGAGATCAAGGAGCGGATGGAGAAGATGTTTCCCGAGGCGGAGTATTACAAGAAAGTCTCCAAAGGCCTGAACGGCGTGGCAGACGTGATGGGCAATCTGGGGCGAGCGGTCGGCGGTACGGCCGGGGCATGGCTCGAGTGGGGGCAAAACGTGCTGCAAGCTATCTCATCGGCCATCCCACAGATCCTGTCGCTCGTTGCTGCACAAAAGGCGCAAGGCATAGCCAGCACCTTCGCAGCGGGCACAGGTGCAGCGGCTTCGGTATCGGCTATCCCCGTCGTGGGGCCGGTGCTGGCCATTGCCGCAGTGGCCTCCGTACTGGCAGCGCTGGCCTCTATCCCGAAGTACGCCGAGGGCGGTCTGGCCTATGGCAAGACGCTGGGTATATTCGGTGAGTATGCCAATGCCTCGACGAACCCCGAGGTGGTAGCACCGCTCTCCAAGCTGCGCGACCTGATCGAACCGGCTGGAGGTGTGGGCGGCGAGGTGGTCTTCCGCATCGCCGGGCGTGATTTGGAAGGGGTGCTGAACAAGCGCTCACAAGTAAACCGAAGGACGAGATAACGAACAACGAATAACAACTAAACAACTAACCATTCAACAACCAACCATTCAACGACAGTGGCTAAGGGCATACGCTATACGGGCGAGTTTATGAGCATCGCCGGGTCGCGCTATCGGGCGGAGATCTGGCAGGAAGGCTTCACGGGTAAGCCGGTCGAGCTGACGTTTCCCTACGAGACGCCGGTGTCGATCGAGTGGGCCGGGGTGGACAAGCTGGAGCCAGTGATGTCGTCGGCGGCTACGCTGATGGTCGTCTCCGAGACGGATCGTCAGTTTGTCAACCTCTACACCACCCAGGCTGGCAGCACGCGTCTCGACATCTACCGCAACAATAAGCTCTACTGGAGCGGTATGCTCGATCCGGAGATCTACGAGGAGCCTTTCAGCCGAGAGCGGGACTATGAGGTCTCGCTGACCTTCAGCGACTTCGCCCTGCTCGACCGCATCGCCTTCGAACAGACGGGGACGAACAATCGCCAGCGCATCAAGCTGCGCACCGTGCTCGACATGGCCGTGAAGCAGAGCGGGATCAATACCGGGGCAGACTGGCAGACGTTCCTCTCCACCACTACATCAGCCGGGGCGTCGCTGCTGGACGGCGTCTACGTCTCGGAGGACAACTTCTTCGACGAAGACGGTGAGCCGATGACCCTGCGCGAGGTACTGGAGGGCGTCTTACGCCCCTTTGGTCTGCAAATGGTGCAGAAGGATGGGCGCGTCAACCTCTACGACCTTCACGCTCTCTCGGAGGGCCTCCAGCCACGACGG